CGAGAATGATGGAAGAGTTCATCAAGGAAAGCGAATAGCGAAGTATAGAAAGCACTCTAGCAATAGGGTGCTTTCTTATTGTTCAAAAGCAAGGGGGTAGCAAAATTTTAAGGGCGTGTCAGTATTGTAATCGTGTACATGATACAAAGTTTGATTGTGGTCATAAGCCTGTTAAATGTAACAAAGAGACTGAAGCGAGAAAGTTTAGACATACATCAGCGTGGAGAAAGATGTCTGTGGCAATCAAAGAAAGAGACAGATATATGTGTCAATGGTGCTTAAAAAACGAAGGGCATATCAACCTCACTAAGTTAGAAGTCCATCATATAGTGCCATTGATAGAGGACAGAGAATTGGCCCTTGAGCCTAGCAATCTTATTACATTGTGCAGATATCACCATGAGCAAGCGGAAAAAGGAAAAATCAGCAGAAAGGATATAAGAGCACTGGTCAAGGCTGAAGGAAGTACAGACTCCCCCCCAGTCTTGTAAAGTGCTTTATTTTCTCTACGCTTATCCCCGACTGCCCCCCTCAAAAAATAAAAAAAGCCCCTATCAGTTTTAAATTGAGATGGGAGAAAGGAGCAAAATGCCAACACCGCCTAAAAGCGTTGCTATTTTAAAAGCAGAAGGAAAAAGTCATCGCTCAAAGAAAGAGCTAACAGATCGTGAAAAATTAGAAAAGAGTTTGCTGACTGGAAAAGCTTTTAAAGAGCGAGCAGAAGTGAAGTCAAATGGATATGCACATAGTGAGTTTAAGAGAGTGGCCGCACTTTTTAAAGCGATGGGTAAAAATGACGCTCTTTTTGAAAGCACAATCAATCGCTATTGCTTGCTACAAGCAGAGTGTTATGAACTGAATGAAAGGAATGTAGAGCACTCGAAGATGCTCGTAGAGCTTCGAGAACAAGTGAAAGAGGCATTAAAAGAAATGCCATCTGCTGACAAAGCTATTTTCACTTTGCAATATTCTAAAGAAATTTCAAAAATTTTAGCTATGATGGCAAAAAGTGATACTCAGCTTCAAGCAAAGCGGAAAATGTGTCTGGATATAGAAAAAGAAAATGGAATGACAGTCGCATCAGCATTAAGAACAATTCCACCACGACAAGATAATAAAGCAGATGCACTTTTAGAGGCTCTTAGCGATGACTAAAGCATACGAGTATGCCAAATGGTGTATAGACCCACAAAATGAAAAAATTGGAGAGTATGTGAAGAAACAGTGTAGTGCGTGGATAGACATTGTTGATGGTAAAAAAGATGATGTATGGTTTGATTTGAAAATGCACAAAAAAATAACAAGGATTTTAAAGTTAATGATACATCCTGACCTTGGTTGCACGATGAGCGAAGGGCTTGAAGATTATGCAGAGTTGATGATAACGGCAGTCTTTTGCACAAAAACAACAGATCAAAACGGAAAAGAGTGCAGATTCTATGAGAATTTGCTTCTTGAAATTGCTCGAAAGAACTTTAAAACTTTTAATTCAGCTGTAATTTTCATTCTTTTACTTCTACTAGAGCCGAAATTTTCAAGGTTTTTTAGTGTAGCACCAGACCTATCTCTTTCAAGTGAGTTACAAATTGCAATAAAGAAAATTATTAAAGTTAGTCCCGTTTTAGTTGACCGTTTCAAACTTTTGAGAAAGCAAATTGTTTGCAAATTAAATGAGTCAGAGTACACACCATTAGCTTACAGTCAAGATCGAATGGATGGTAAGCTAGCAAACGCTTTTTTGGCTGATGAAGCGGGGGCATTGGATGAGTATCCAGTTGAAGCAATGAGATCATCACAAATTACAATTAAAAATAAGCTTGGAATTATTATCAGTACACAGTATCCAAGAGACAACAATGTAATGCTAGATGAAATTGATATTGCTAAAAAAAGTCTTGATGGCCTTATAGACGAGCAAAGAACTTTTGCTTTACTTTTTGAGCCAGATGCAAAATACCTTCCAAACGATCAATGGCAGACAGAAGATAATATTATTTATCAGTCTAATCCAGTTGCAATTTCTCATGATTACATCTTTGATAACATAAAGAAGAAGCGCACAATGGCAATTTTGTATGAAAACAAGAGAGAAAATTATCTTTGCAAGCATAACAACATTCTTTATAAAGGCCTTGGGGTAGAAGGCTATATCGAAATCACAAAAGTTAGAGAGTGCAAAAAGCTAGATACTTCGGAAAATTGTGATTCATGGTGGAAAGACAGAGAAGTTTGGATCGGGCTTGATTTATCACAAACAGATGATAACACATCTGTTGCAATGGTTACAGAAGTAGATGGAAAGATACATGCTAAAGTTTTCGCTTTTATTCCACATGATAAAAAAGAGATTAAGAGCCAAAGAGAGAATGTAAATTACCAGGGAATGATTAACAGTGGCGTATGCTTTGAATGTGGAGATGAAGTGATAGATTATCGCTTTGTAGAATCTTTTATTTTAAGTTTAACAGGTCGTTATGGAGTAAATATCGTGCAAGTTGGGTATGATCGATATAACGCAATTAGCACTGTGCAAAAGCTAGAGAGTGAAGGCCTTGAGTGTGTTGAAATCAAACAGCATTCGAGCGTGCTACATTCTCCAACGAAACTACTTAAAGAATATGTCTTGAGTAAAAAGTTTGAGTATGATCCAAATAAGTTGCTTGAAATTAACTTTCAAAATGCAAGATGTACAGAGGATACAAACTTGAATAAATATGTAAACAAGAAGAAATCAAATGGGAAAGTGGATATGGTGGTATCACTTATTAATGCAATTTACTTGCTAGAGCAGCAGATGTTGTGGGGAGGAGAAGTTTTCACAGTACAATATTAATTAAATACTAAAGGAGTAGATATGGTGTTTTTTTGGAGAAAAAAAGAAAGTAGAGCAGAACCTGTGATGATTGAAAATGGAGTTGATGAAGCTTTGCTTACAGCAATTCTCAATCAAAATGTCATTACTAGAGATGACCTTTTACAAATCCCTACCGTGCGATTGTGTATTGATTTGCTCGCTGGAATCGTAAGTGGATTGCCGATTAAACTTTATAGATTAAAAAACGGAAAAGTAGAAGAAAAAGAGTATGACAAAAGATTAGATTTACTGAATCGAGATACGGGAGATACACTGAGTGCAGTCGATTTTTGGCGAGCAGTTATTGAAGATTATTTCCTTGGAATAGGAGCTTTTGCATATATCAATCGCAAAGGAAATCAAATTGAGAGTTTACACTATGTTGATGAAAGAAGTATCTCTATACAGCACAATGTAGACAAGATATTTAAGTCGTATGTGATTTTAGTAGATGGGAAATGGTTTGAAAACTATGAATTCTTTAAAGTTTTCAGGCACACTAAAACAGGGTATGGAAGTGCTCGAATGAATAACACAAACAGCATTATTGCTAGTGTGGTGAAAAACTCATTACTGTATGAAGATAGACTAGTCAGGAAAGGGGGGAACAAAAGGGGGTTTTTAACATCGGATAGTCGACTTACTGAAGAGGCAATGGCTGGACTTAAAGCAGCATTTAGACGCTTGTATGCTAATAATGACGAAAATGTAATGGTCCTGAATAAAGGGATTAATTTTCAAGAGTCATCAAATACGAGTGTGGAGATGCAACTTGCTCAAAACAAAAAGGCTAATGCTGAAGAATTGGGGAAGCTGTTTGGTATTCCTAAAAATTTTATTAATGGTACGCCGACAAAAGAAGATTATAGTAACTTAATCAAGTTCACTGTTACACCTTTACTGACAGCAATCGAATGCAGTCTTGACAGAGATTTGCTTTTAGAGAGAGAAAAGCATCAAAAGTATTATTTTGCTTTCGATACAAAAGAAATGACTAGAGGAACAATCACAGAACGATATGAGGCATATAAAATTGGTCTTGATAAAAATTTCTTACAAATTGATGAAGTAAGAAAAATGGAAGATATGGAGCCACTAGGGTTTAAATGGGTGACATTAGGGCTCAATCAAGTTTTGTATGATCCACAAAGCAATACTATTTATACGCCGAATACAAACCAAATTCAAAAAGATGTTACATAGATTGAAAGGAGGAGAAAATTGCAGATAGAAATTAGAAGCGACGGAGTGCTCATTAGTGGTTATGTAAATGCTGTCGCTAGAGATTCAAAAGAAATTGGAACAAATTCAGGAATATTTGTTGAGTGCATCGAGCCAGGGACATTTGCGGATGCGTTAGTAAGAGCTGAAGATGTAAAAATGTATCTGAATCACAACTTTGATAGAGAATTAGCAAGTGTGAGCGAAAATACACTTACACTGAATGAAGATAAAATTGGGCTTTTTGCTACAGCGTGGGTAGTTGACCCAGAAGTAGTTGATTTGGCACGCAGCGGAAGGTTAAAAGGATGGTCGTTTGGTTTTCAAGTACTAGAGGATGAAATTGAGCAACGGGTTGATACAGATATCCCAAGACGACATATTAAGAAAATTAATCTTGAAGAAGTATCTATTATAGCTGGATCTTTCACTCCGGTTTACACTGGAACTAGTGTAGAGGTCAGAGGAGAGAGTCGCACAGTAGTAGAGTATCGTGGTATGGTTGATGATATCTTTACGAAGAATATGTTTTTTAATGATGCAGCAATGAGAAAGCTAAAAGAATATCGTGCTGTTGTCAATAAGTTAAAAGAGAAAGGAAAAAAAATACATGCTTAAGGAATTGTTAGAAAAAAGAGCAGAATTGATTGAGAAGATGGAGAAAATTACTTCTCTTGTAGAAACTGAAAAACGAGCGATGAATGAAGAAGAGATGAACGATTTTCAATCAACCGAAACTGAAATCCGGGGACTTGATGATACAATTGAAGCTCTACAAAGGGCGAGTAAGCTCGCAAATACCGTTACAGCCGAGGCAGGAGAGGCAAGAGGTGAGGATACCGCTCAGATGGAAACAAGGGCTTTTGCGAACTTTATTCGCGGCGTTATGTCAGAACAGCGTGCGAATAATTTGACTTTGGGGGACAATGGAGCTGTGATTCCAACTACTATTGCAAATCAAATTATTGCAAAAGTCAGGGATATTTCTCCAGTTTTTGAGCGTGCGACACGATATAATGTGCGAGGAAAGTTACTTGTACCTTATTATGATGAAAGTACTACAAGCATCAAGATGGAGTACGCAGATGAATTTACTAACGCAGATAGTAATGTTGGGCAATTTAAGAGTGTAGAGTTGAATGAGTTTTTGGGCCGAACTTTAGCCCTGGTATCAAAATCAGTAATCAACAATTCTGATTTTGATATTGTAAACGAGGTAGTTAATCAGATGTCAATTGCAATTGCATCATTTTTAGAGCACGAATGTTTGGTCGGAACTGTGTCAAAGGCAACAGGGCTTTCGGATCTTACAAATACTACTACTGCTGCATCTGCAACAGCAATTACAATGGACGATATCATCAAGCTTAAAGATAAAGTGAAGTCGGTATATCAGAACGACTCTATTTTTATCATGCATAGTGAGACAATGACAGCACTTAGGTTGCTAAAAGATAACAACGGAAGATATCTGCTGCAAGATGATGTAACAAAGCCTTTTGGAATTTCTCTGCTAGGAAAGCCGGTATATGTATCTGATAATATGCCAAAGATGGCAACTGGAAACAGAGCAATCTACTATGGAGATATGCGAGGACTTACAGTTAAAGTATCAGAAGATATCAATATCAATGTGCTTAGAGAAAAGTATGCAGAACAACATGCAATCGGTATCTTAGGATTTGTGGAGTTTGATGCAAAGATTACAAATGCACAGATGATTGCGTGCCTTGTAATGGCCTAAAAGGAGTCTTGTATGAAAGTGAAAGCGTTAGTGTCTTTTGCTGGAGCTGAGCTTTCTATGTACAAAGGAGAAGTCAGAGAGTGTGCTAACGAAGCTGTACTCTCTGACCTTTTTAATGCTAAGTACATCGAAGAAGTAAAGGGGACAAAGACAGAGAAAAATGAAAGTAAGCGAGTTAAGTGTTGATGATTTTGTTAAGTATGCGAGGCTTGAAGATGTAAGAGAATTTGACGGGGATGTGAACTTACAAAACTACTTAGATGCGGCGAAATCTTATGTAAAAAATTATGCCGCATTAACAGATGAAATCATGGATAAAAATGAAGAAATTTCATTAGCTGTGTTAGCTGTGGCTAATGATATGTATGCTAATCGCTTACATTCTTCAACTTATAATAATGCATACTTAAATAAATTGATATCTGCCATAGTAGGAATGCACAGCCGTAATCTAATTTAGGAGGAATTATGTACATTCTTGATAGTGGAAGACTTAAGCAAAGAGTGACAATTCAAGCTTATGAAACTGTGATCAATAGTATTGGTGCAGATGATGAACGCCTTGTAGATATAGCAAGAGCTATTCCAGCGGAAGTGAAGCCGATGCGTGGGAAAGAGCAGGCCGAGTATTATCGTAATGCGAATACAGTACAATATAAGGTGACAATTCGATATCGCTCTAATGTGGCTCCAAATATGACACTTAAATACAAAAATAGAATCTTTGATATCAATAGTGTTTTAAATGTTGATGAGGCGAATATTGTTCTTGAATTAATTTGCACAGAGCAGATTGCAAAAGAAAAGAGGTTAAAAGATGATTGATGTGCAGGTTCATGGACTTGATGAGCTAGAAAAATCTATGCAGCAAGTTATTATTAAATATCCAAGAGAAAGCAAGAAGAGGCTTAGAAAAATTGGTCGTCTTTTTGTCAAAGAAGCTAAGAAAAAATGTTTGTATAAGAGAATCAACAAAATGTGGAAAGTTGATAGCCCACGTGCAAAAAGCGAAGGCGATATTACTGTACAAGTTTGGAACAGTCATAAATTACACCATTTATACGAAAATGGATGGGAAAAGAAAAATCGCAAAGGTGAGAGTCGCGGATTTCGACCTGGTGAAGCTTATACAGAAAAAACAGCAGCAGAATTCAATCGAACAGTTATGCCAGAGGAAACAGAAAAATTTATTAATGAAATTCTTGAAGGTGATGGGCTATGATTACAATGACTCAACTAAAAAGAGCATTAAATAACTGCTTGCGTGAGAAATTTTCAAAGATAAAAATTTATGGCAATGAGGTTATAGATGGCTATAAAACACCAGCTTTTTTTACTGAAATTCTACCAGGAGGATTTGAACATGAAACAAAGAACTATGGAAGTAATGAAATTATTTTTAAGATTACATACTTTCAGACAAAAGTTGATGAGGCAGACCAACTTCGAGTTGTCGATGAGCTTCAAGAACTTTTCTGGCTTAAGTTTGAGTGCGAAGGGCGTAAACTTAATATTACCAAATTTGAGTATGATTATGCCGGAAAAGAGCACAATATTTTACAAGTTTCCATTAGTATAAACTGGTATGATAACACAACAAGAAAAGAAGATGCAGATATAATAGAGAATATTATTATTCGAAATTATGAAAATAATAACTTAGAAGATATCATACATTTTAGTAATAACTAGAAAGAGAGGAATCAATAGATGGGGGTACCGTCAATCAATATTTCTTTTATTGAAAAAGCAACAAATGCTATCAAAAGAGGCTCAAGAGGTATTGTGGCAATTGCAATTAAGGAAGAGTCTGAAATCAAGCCATTTACAGTGATGACTGCGTCAGATATTCCAGCTAGCATTACAACAGATAATGCTGATGCAATTAAAAAAGCACTCATTGGATATACAAACGCACCACGCAAAATCTTAGTATATGTGATGAGCGGAAGTGATGTTACTGAAAATTACAAAGCAATGTTAAAGTATTTTGAAAGTGCAAAGTGGGACTATTTAGCGATCCCATCAGTAGAAGATGATGGCAAAACACAAGACATTGTGGCAGCTGTAAAAAAATGGAGAGAAGGAAAGAAAAAGGTTAAAGCAGTACTGCCAAATACAGCAGGAGACAGTGAAGGCATCATTAATGTTGCTTCTAGTGCTTTTATTGATACAACTGAATATCCTGCTGCGAAATTATGTACTAGAATCGCTGGGTTGATCGCAGGAACGGGAACGAATTTATCTGTTACATATGCACCATTGCTAGAATTTACAAGTTGTACATCAATGACAGAAGATGAAATGAATACGGCAGTTGATGAGGGAAAGCTTATTTTCATGTGGGATGGAGATAAAGTGAAGATTGTGCGTGGAGTAAATTCGTTACATACACTAACAGACAAAAAAGGAAGTAGACATAAGAAAATCAAAGTCATTGACACGATTGATATGATTTTTGATGACATCCGTAAGACGGTAGAAGACACATATATAGGAAAGTATGCTAATACATACGGAAATAAGTGTGTATTGATTGCAGCAATTAATGACTATTTTAGTGCTCTTGTGAGTGAGGGGGTTCTTGGTGGTGGCACTTGTGAGATTGACATAGATGCACAGCGAAAGTATTTAAAGCAAAAAGGAATTCGAGTTGAGGATTTGAGTGATGATGAAATTAAGCAATATCCTGAGACAGAGAGCTATATTTTCTTAAAAGCAAAAATTTCTGTGCTCGATGCAATTGAAGATATTGAGTTGCCAATTTATCTGTAAAAGGAGAAAAAAATGGGGAAAAATTTCAAAGCGAATACAGTTATCAACGGTACTTGGGGAGAAATGTGGCTTGATTCAGAGTATATGGCAGAAGTCAAGTCTGTAAAAGCTTCGGTCACTTTAAAGTACTCATCCATTGAGCGAGTGGGAACGCTTGTGAATGGTCAAAAGTTAACAGGATTAGAACCGAAGGGAGAGGTTAAGCTGCATAAAGTTTCGAGTAGGATTAGTGAAAAAATTAATCAAGCACTGTCAAAAGGAAAGGCACCATCTTTTTTGATCATCACGAATATTGCTGATCCAGATTCCAACGGCTCAGAGCGTGTAGCATTGAGAGGGTGTAAATTTGATAAGTTAATTCTCGCCGACTGGGAGGCAGGCAAGAATGGAGAAGAATCATACTCTTTTACATTTGAAGACTGGGAATATTTGGATATGATTGATTAAGGGGGAAAGAAAAGTGATAAATTTAGTAGAAAAACTTTTAAAATTGGATAAAGGGATTATTGATTTTGACAATGTAAAAGAAATTGAGTTCAAAAGATTGAGTTCAAAAATCGGAGAGCCATTTGTTGTCGAGGTTAGAGGATTGTCAGGGGATAGATACACTGAAATAGCTAGTATGATGTTTTCCGGAAAAGGAACTGTGGATGCTCAAAAAACATTTAAGGTGAATTGTCTTTTTGCACTTGAAGCAATGGTGTCTCCAGATCTCAAAGATAAAGCTTTATTAGAGCACTTCGAGTGTGCTACTCCGCTTGAATTGTTAAAGAAAATGTTTTTGCCAGGTGAAATTGCAAAGATTTCTGAAGAGGTTGGAAAGCTATCTGGATTTAGTGATAATGTTGAGGAAGAAGTAAAAAACTCTTAGAGAGCGATACGGATACTCACACAGCATATATCCTTTTTCGCTTGAAAAAATGGAAGCCTAGTGACTATTTTTTAATGGGTGAGCATGAAAAAATGGTCACTAGACTGTTTTTAGAAAGAGAGATCAAAGAGAGGGCAAAAGAGTATGGCGACTAGATACATAGATGCAATAATGCGATTTATTGATAACTTTACTGCCCCAGCGAAATTAGCAACTGAACAGATGCAAAAAATGAGTGAAAGTGCTATAAAAAATGGCAAAAATATTACCAAGGCTGGAGATGCTATTTCAAAAGTTGGAAAAGGGTTGACAGCAGCAATTACTATGCCTCTCGCAGGAGTAGCAGTCGCTTCGGTTCAAAATTTTGGCTCAGTAGATAAGCAGCTTAGACTTGTACAAGCAACAATGGGAAGTACAAATGAAGAAGCATCAAAGCTATCAGATGCATTAAAGACTGCTGCTGCAAATTCTGTGTACTCAATGCAAGATGCAGCAGATGCAACGCTAAATTTTGCGAGGCAAGGATTTAATGCCGCACAAGCAGCAGATATGATTACGCCAGCTTTGAATCTTGCCGCTGGAACAGGCTCAAATTTATCAGATGTAACATCAACATTAGGGAACACTCTAAAAGCGTTTGGTGCAGATTCTAGTCAAGCGACTCATTATGCAGATATGTTTGCAAAAGCTCAGGCTCAAGCGAATACGAATATCCAAGGACTTAGTGACATGATGCGTGTTGCAGGATCTACAGCAAAGACAGTTGGGTGGTCGTTTAGTGACCTTGGGGTTCTAACAGGTGCTTTTGGTGACGCCGGAATTGCTGCGAGTGATGGTGCTACAGCACTGAACACAGGCCTTATGCGTTTAGCGTCACCATCTAGGCAAGCTGAGGCATCTCTAAAAAGATTAGGAATTAGTGCTTTTGATGCCAACGGAAATCTACGCTCAATGCCAGATTTAATTAGTCGCTTACAGCAAGGCTTTTCTGGATTAAGTCAAGAGGAACAACTGGCAGCTGCATCAGCAATTTTTGGAAAGAATCAAGCGTCAAAATGGATGGCATTGATAAATGGACCAGGTGCAGAAACACTTCAAGGTTTAAAAGATAATATTGATAATGTAAATGGAACTGCACAAGAAATGTCAGATGCTCTGCTATCTGGAGTGGGCGGAAGCATTGAAAAATTGAAATCAACATTCGATGTTTTTAAATATAACATAGGTTCAGCACTGGCAGAGCCTGTAGCAAGAATGCTTCAGACTATAGATAGACTGTTAACAAAATTCAATGGTCTTGATGCTTCCACACAAAAACAGATTGCAAAATGGGGATTAATGGCCGCAGCAATTGGACCTGTTTTATTTGTGTTTGGAAAGACAGTGAGCACGATAGGAAAAGTGATTACTGTATTTGGAAAGGTATCAAAGGCTATACAGACAGCAGGAGGGGTAATGGGATTGTTAACATCACCTGCTGCGATTGTAATTGCTGTAATTGCCGCCGTTGCTGTTGCGGCGGTTATCTTGTACAAAAACTGGGATAAAATCAAAGGCAGTGTGCAAGGCGTTATTCAAAAATTTCAGGCGTTTCGTACAACAGTGGCCCCAATTATGCCAGCTGTTTCAGCAGCAATGCGTATATTCGGGCAAGTAGTAATGCAAGTATTGCGTGGAGTTGTTGTTGGGGCATTTAATGTGGCACTTGGAGTGATTCAAGCGTGGCTTGGAGCTGTTACTGGGGTTATCGAGAGTGCAAAGCAAGTATTTCATGGCTTTATGAATGTTATCAAAGGCATCATGACTGGAAATTGGTCACAGGTCTGGGAAGGTGCAAAAAACATTGTTATTGGTGCTGTGAATGCAATTATTTCAGTATTCAAAGGTATGATTAATACGATTACATCTGGAATAAATACTGCGGTTGATGCAATCAACTCGATTAGTGTAGATATTCCTAAAGGAGTGCCAGGAGTTGGGGGAAAGCATATAGGTTTTAATGTTGGGAAAATTCCACAACTTGCTAGTGGTACAAATAACTGGGCAGGAGGAATCGTACAAGTACATGAACGAGGCGGAGAAATCATTGACCTTCCAAATGGATCAAGGGTATATCCTCATGATGAGAGTATAAAAAAGGCAAGAATAGAGGGAAAACAAAACATCAATATTGCTAAGCTAGCTGATAGTATTATCGTAAGAGAAGATGCTGATATAGATAAAATTGTAACTGCTCTTTATCAGAAGCTAAATAAAGTAGCGTTTAATCAAGGAGTGACATAATGGAAATGTGGCTAAAACAAGATGCGGATTTGTTCCGCATTCCAGTTCTTCCGTCTGAGTTGAAAATTACAAGTGGAAAAACGACACAAACTGTAAATATCAATGCAGTTGGAGAAATCCTTCTGCAAGGAAAGCGGACGCTGAAGACACTTTCTTTTTCATCTTTTTTTGCATCAACATATGATCCGTCTTATTGTGAGTATAGAGAAGATTTTGAGCCGGTAAAGGCTATAGAAATATTAGAAAATTTTAAAAACAAAGGGACGGTGAATATTTTAATCACCGAGGTTGGTATAAATTTTGATGGAATTATAACCTCACTAGAATATGCACTAGAACCAAATACGAAGGATTATACTTACACCATCTCGTTTACTGAAGACAGAAAAGTAAATGTTCCTCAGCAAATTGCTGCATCATCAAACAATGGAGCAGCGAATACTAGTAATGTATCAGAAGTTAGAACAGAAAAAACTGCTACGAAGGGCACAATTTATGTCGTAAAAAAAGGTGATTGTCTATCTAAGATAGCGAAGAAGCTAACTGGGAATGAGGCAAACTGGAGAAAAATCTATGCGGACAACAAAAAAATTATTGGGAGTAATCCAAATAAAATTTATCCAGGGCAAAAATTAATAATAGGCTAGGTGAAAAAATGGAAATATTTTTATTCAAAACCACAGGGGCGAGGATAAATATAACAGATATAGTTGAATCGTTAAGCTGGAGTGGAAGCATAGAGCAAGCCTCAAGAATCTTAGATATTACAGTAATCAACGCACCATTTGACCCTGTTATGGCTCAAGTAAGTCGTTTTCTTGAACTAGGAGACTTTATCAGTGTAGAAAAAGAAAATGTTGAAATTTTTTTTGGGCAAGTATATACACTTGAAAAGTCAAGCGACATTGGAACGGTGACTTACAACTGCTATGATATTGTCAACCACTTATTGAAGAGTAAAGGAAAATACAATTTCAAGGATATGACAGCTGAAGGGATAGCGGCTAGAGTATGTGCTGAACTGTCGATTCCTGCGGGGAATTTCGCACGCACAGGGGTCAATATTAAGACGATGATTGTTGATGGAACAAGTATATATGACACGATTATGCAAGCTTATACAAAAGCATATAAGGTTAATCATAAGATGTATCAATTAGTACAAGAGAAGCGTGCAATCAGTGTGATTGAAGTCGGAACTAAGGTTGCTAATTTCAGACTGAGCGAAGAAAGCAATATAACAAAAACAAGTCAATCTGAGAGTATTAATGACATGATAAATCGTGTCAAAATATACAATGAAAAAGGGACTCAAATTGGTGAAGTTTCAGACTCAGTGGCATTAAAAAAATTTGGAGCATTTCAAGAAGTCTATACAGCTGAAAAGGGAATACAGCC